CGTAAATGCAGATTTTTCTTCTATGGATGCGTCTATTGACTTAGACACCATAGACATCGCTCTAGAGTATTTAAAAGCGTCGTTTGTGAAACAGCATGGAGAGAACAGTTTCTGGAACGAAGTGATTCGTTTATGGAAGATTGCAGCCACCGAGAGTAAATTCTTGGTGGAAGGACACCAAGTGTATGAAAAGACAGGAAGTTTAAGAACAGGAGTAGTAGGGACCACCTACTTTGATACTGTAAAATCAGTCCTATGTTATGAGGCTTTGCTACAGAGCAAAACCAATATCATGGATGAAAAAGCGGTAGTGAAATTCTTTTCCAAAGAATGTGGTCTTGAAGTGAAGAAAAATACCTGGAATGTAACTGCAGTGGATGAAGATCCTCAAGAAGGGGAGTTTGTCATGCAAGACAAATGGTTAGGAACCCTCTTGAGAATGGAAAAAGGTCTTACGTCGTTAGAGCCCATACCCTTCGTTCCACCTGAAGACGTAGCCAAGCTGTTAACAAATCCCCGGTACAATTCGAACTATAGCAAAAGTAGAACACATAATCAAAGGCTTCTCCTAGACACCATGAGAGGGTACACATTTCTCTGTGTTCATGAAGAACACACAGACTTGTGGAATGCCATCTGCGATGCTCATAACAACGCAGATGGAGAAATACTCACTCAAAGAGTGCAAGCTGGAAAAGGAAAAGGGGAGAAACCCGAGTTAGTGCAACTAACTGGGGAAACCTTTGAATGGCCCTCCAGTGATGGCTTTCCAACCCTGAACTTCTGTAAAAACGTTTTTCTATCACCCGGAAATCTTCTGGGTGATGGGGAATGGATTTATTGGTTTCCAACATTGAGGAAGGAAATCGATTTATTCAAGAAAACGCATGAGAGAGTTCAAGTGGTTAAAATGAAGGAAATACAAGAAAATGCCACCTGGTCTAAAGAAATGGAATATGAAGCGGCCCTTGAACAAGTTAGCTTAGTTGGACAGACACAAATAAAAGAAGTTTTCGATGACCCCACAGCCCTAGTGAATCGGATAAAGATAAATAGCAAAATCACATACAAAAAGCCAGAATCTGTAGAGAAGAAGAAATCCAGAATAGCAGGCTTAGTGGAAGACGAATATATAGAATCCTTTAAATTAGACTGGATTCTGATGAGCTTCGCACATTACAGCGACGATTTTGTATTCAGAACACTAAGAGAAATGGGCTGGTATCCGCATGATAAAAGAATAATGAAGAAGATCCCTGTAACGACGGTAAGTAAAGAAGATTACGGCAATTACTACTACCTATGTAAAGAGTTTAGAATGAAAAGCATAGCAACACCAAACTTTATAAAGGCTCCCAATACCAACTTGTTGGTGGAAGTCTCCAAGAATCTCCCAAATGAATCTCAGCATATGGACCCTGTTAGTAGGGTATCCAGTGCCTTTAATTTTGTAGGAAGTCCTTTGAAGAGCACCAACGTGGTTGTTAAGAATTCTCCTGGGCCCATTATAGAACATCGAGTATATACAGAAGATGGACAGTTTGAGAAGCGCTGCCAAGCCGGAAGCAGCAAACAAGCCCGTATAACTTTATTCGAAGAACTTTTGAATGAATTGTTGAATTTAAAAGAAATACCTCAGGAAGTAATAGAAGAAGAAAA